GCAGCTACTGGTGTAGCTGCTGGCGTAGGGACTGTCTGATGTATACCTCCCGGTCCTGTAGGTACTGGTGCAGCTGCTGGTGCAGGTGCTACGGGTACAACTGGTGCTGGTACAGGCAACTGAGGGATATCTCCAGTACCCATGCCCATTTGATGGATACCTGATGGTCCAGTGCCTTGTGTTGCAGCTGCACCGGGTCTAACAGGTTGGGCACCCACCACCGCCGAACCGTTGGTAATCGTTGGTAAAGATGCTACAGGACGATTTTGTGCAGACAACGCAGGGGCATCCCCACCACCTGCTGACATCATATTGGCTCCCTGAGTAACCGGGTCCATATATACGACAGAACTTCCTACTCTGTGTATAGGAGAAACACCACCTCTCATCCCACTGCCAGTTCCCGGAGCTTCCCCTTCAAAGCTAATGGGTGATGCTACTGGTGCCCCCGTTTCTTGATTAAAGGGACCATAAGGCGTTGAGATTTGTCCGAAACCAGCTGGTATATCAGCTGAAACAGTACGAGTTTCTGCTTCTGCTGTAACCGGGACAAATTCCCAAGTTGGGTTTATATTAGTGCTCCACTCCTGTCCACCCCCCGGAAGGGTCACCCAGTTTCCTTCTGATGGTGTTGTATTTTGAAGTTTAAGTCCCCGCCTTTCAAAGGATTGTTTAATAAGTCTAGAGTTAGGTTTAGGTGGACCCTCATGCCCGAATTGACCTGATGGTACTTCTAATCCTCTAAGTATATTTTCGTTTATACCTGTTGCATGGCTGGGGTCCTTGGCAAGTTCATAATAATGTGTGTGCCAAGCATCTTCCCATGCTCTTTTTCCGCCCGGATACCCAGCTGGATTAGTAGGAGGTTGAACTGATAATTGTCCTGATTGAGGTGTTGCAGAAAATCCACCTATATTAGTTATAGCAGCGGTACCCTCAGGCATCCCTTGTGCAGGTACTCCTCTCCAGAAATCAGCTTCTCTTGCTGGAAGAGTTGTACCCGGACCTTGCTGTGAACCAAGTAAATTAAGTTCCTGTTGTCCTGTGCCTCCTATTCCGGCATAAAGAGGAGATTGATATCCCATCGCAGCTAGGTTCATTGATGGCTGTGATATCTGGGGAGCAACATACTGCCACCCTCCGGCTTCACCTCCCCACACATATGTGTCATTACCAAATTGTCTTGTCTCGCCCATTAATGGTGTAGCCATATTATCCTCCAGCTGCCGGTGGAATTAATCCCAGATTAGCCAATCTCGATTCTGTATTCTGTGCCCCCGGTCTTGGTGTACCCGGCGGTACCGATGGACCAACTGGTCCTGTAGGTGGTACAGGTGGAACGCCCATACCTGCATCAGGCATAACAGTAGGTGGAGCAGTAGGACCGCCACCACCCATAGGTGGAGGTGGACCACCCGGAGGTAACGGGGCTCCTCCTCCCATACCCGGTGGACCTCCCATGCCTCCCTGTGCCATTGCCATCATCTGCTGTTGTTCCATTTGTTTCATCATAAACAACTTAGCCAGTTCACCTTGGTAGAACTGCGCCAAGTCTTCTCTACCCTGTCGCATTGCAGACTGGAGTAGTGTCCAGAGTTGTGCTTCAGGAAGCATGGACTGAGCCATCTGTGCGTTGATAGCATCTTCCATCTGGTCAGCAGATTGCAAGCCCAGTACGTGGTCACGTATAAACACATCAGATAGAAGTGGGGTTGCTCCTTCACGTGCAATCTGAGCCATACTCATCTTACTCATGTCATCCTGAGGAAGTTGACCTATAAACTCTATCTCTGCATCCCCTGCGTTCTTAACAGTATCCGATGATACTTCCTCTGAGAAGTACATCCTGTTTTTATCCTGACCGCTAACTTCAATAGCTTTAAATGAGCCACTGATGTACTGGTCCGAAATGAGGTTAGCTATACACATATACGCCCGTTCCAGAGACTGAAGTCGTGGAACAAGCTGGGACTCAACTCCCTGCCTGAGAGTATTAATAGCAAATCCCGAAAGCTGAAAATCAAGCTGACCATAGATAGAGTGAGGTAAACCACCTCTCTGCATCTCACCTGAGACCATGCTCATAAAGGCACCTGATTCTCTAGCCATCTCAAGCAGTCCAAGAGGTTCAACGTCCTCACCCTGACCAAGTGCTATCTCAGAGCCTTCCTTGAATGGGTCCTCTTCCAGTGTCTTGGTCCCATCTCTCGACTTAACTTTAAGTCCCTGTCTACGTGAACGTGCTGTAAGTTCCAGCATTACGCTCATCATAAAATTATGCTTTTCAAATAACTCACGTGAAGCCTTGTAGCAGGATTCTCCGTAGTCTTCCATCGTGTCTAGGTTGCCAGTGTCTGTGACTGACTGGACCATAGGTGTAGAGCCTACCGGACCTATAAATACGGGAACTTCTTCCGCACCATGGGCAGTTCTTTTCTTCAGGACCTGCTCATCTGTGCATACTATGTTGTCTTCCCGGTCATAAAAGTCATAAACATCTACGGCGTCATCGTCATTCGGGTCCGTTCCTTCGCCTGATATGTCTACGTCATACGTAGCTTTTATCTCTGAAGGGGTTTTCTTAGTCTTATAGCAAGCCCAAGCAAGTCCGTTGGCGCCTTCTCCCCAGTAAGTATGCATGGGGTCAAAGGGCTGAACGTCTACGTAGGTTTCCCCTTCCTTGTCTTTTACCAGAAGGGCTCTACCTGCATACCATCCCCTGAGTGTTATATACCAAGACAGTTGCTGCCTGACATTGGGTTGCAGACGTTTCATCATTCTTTCATCTGCAGCTTTAAGTATGCCTACGAGAAACTTTTCCTTGGCATCATTGTTCTCTCTCATCTCCCTTTCGGAATTTCCGTATGGGATTCTTACAACCATCTCTGCAGAAGTCATCCATGAGATTAACTTGTCTGCGTATACCTGAGGTTCGTTGGAAGTGTAGGACTGGTAGCCTTCACCAGCGTCAAATTCTTCCAGCCTGTAAAGTTTATGGTCGTCATCCATGCGAGTACGCAGGGGTTCAGTAATATCGTAGTGGTTGTCTACTAAAGCTGATATTTCTTCAGGTGTATAGTTAGCCATTACCAGCGTTTCACCATAATTTTAGTCTTATCGCTAACGTATCCGTACCCGTAGCGGTTTATGAGTCCATAAATCACTGCTTTAACACCGTGATTGTACCTGTCTTCAGGTGTTTGCCCGACAATATTACCATCTCTATCCATTTTCCAGCGGTACGAACGTGTCTGTCCGTCAAATGGATTAGCCGTTATTCCGAACTCCGATAGTATACCCTCACAACGGGGGTGAAATACAATACGTGGCTCCGTTATATTTACGGGGTCTGTCTTTAGGAAGGATTTTAGCCTTTCAGTCCCCTCGTTAATTCTTATTTTCTCTGAATCGAAATAAATTCCCGTCTGTTCAAGCCATACTTCTGCCGGGGCAGCCATAGCCTGATGCTGGTAGCCTGCAACGTCTATCACTCCGAACTGAGCGTCCTTCCACCAAGGTCTGCTCTGGGCGATATTTATTATTTCATCAGTAACTAGGTTCCTTTCGTATATTTCATCTATAACTCGTACTTGGTCATTGACTACCTGTACGATTTCGCAGGCATAAGCCTCTGCGTATCCGGGGTCTATCCAGATATGCACTGGTATTCCGGGTTCATACTCGACTTCTCTTACGTGAATGTCGGGTCTTACCTCGTTAAAGACCAGTCCTGCTGGTGGACTTGGGATTCCCTCGATTCTTTCCATAAAAAAGTCGTCTGATGAGGCTCTTTCAAGTGCAAGAATCTCCGGGTCCTGTCTGCCACCGGGGTAAAGGTACTGGTTTGAATAGCTTGGAAGTGAAAATGCCTGTTCATCCTGTGATGCAGTGTGCTGCCATGACTGGAACATCTGTGGATACCAGCCAAGTGAGCCTTCAAAGGTACCTGAGAGGAACATCCATCCCCGTTTCGGGGCACATCTACCACGTAATCTGTGGAAAGTTTCAAGGTCCAGCTGTGATGCCTCGCAACCTATGATTCCGTTGGGGGCTCTCATGGCTAGGGTACGTGGGTCTTTGGCTGATTTAGTCTCTATACGGGTACCATCAGCGAGTATTATCCGTCCGGGGTCCACTCTTTTAGACGATTCCTTGAGTAATCCTAGGTTAGCAAAGTCCTGAACCAAGTATTCAAACTCTGCCCTAGTTCTTTCGTAGTCAGCAGCCACCAGCCAGAACAGTCCTTCCCCTTCTGTCTCAAGAAATCTACCCAGAAGGTACTTGGAAGCGACCATAGATTTGCCAGCCTGTTCACCACCGGCTACCAATATGAATCGTTTACGTGAGTTCAGGATAGGAGCCTGAAGGTCTGTCGGTTTAAAGTCTACTTTATCGTAGATAAAGTCAGCTATTTCATTAATCTGGGACGGGGATGTCGTAGATTGAGCCATATTCTGATACGTATATAGGGGTCATCTCGCCCATATATGCTCCAAGGATGTTGTATTCATAAAACTCAATTGCTTCTTCTCTGGTCATATCCTCTGAAAGTATGTCGATTATCTTCTCAACAGAGTAAACAATCCTGAAATCAGCATCAGACTGACCGATAATTGCAGGCTCAAACCTTTTAATCTCTTCTTCTGAAGCACCTATAAGCAGAGGCATATCTCCTGAAGTAATCATTCGCTTTTACTCTTTAGGATTTTTTCTGCCTGCTGATGAATGGATAGTTCTTTTTTCGTAGGCTTGTCTTCAAATTTCAAACCCTTGAACGCACTTTTCATCTGCTGCATAACATCTTTTGCAGTTTCATCTGAAACCTGTTGCTGCCTGTACTTCTCAGCCTTCAAACCGTTGAGCGCAAAAATCTGGATGACAGGTGGGCAGTCCGGGTCCAATGCTCTTTTGAACATGTTCGCTTCTACCCTGTCGGCAAAGTCTTCCTTGGCGTGGTCGAAATGCTTGGCAAACCCGTTAACGTCTTCTCTCTTCCATCTCTCGTAAGCATCCCTGCTTATCCCTGTAGTCTTACATGCACCAAGAATTGTTCCTTCTTCAGCATAGGCTTTCAGGAATACATCCTGCCTGACTATTACGTCCTCAGGCTTATTGCCCCTGTGTCCGGGTATGTTAGCGTTACTTGCTGGCATTAATACTTTTTCTTCCTAGTATTAGTCATTTTCTTCCCTGTACGCTTAGATGCTTTCTTAGCTGCAGCTTTTCCTTTAGCAGTGTAAGGGTAATGTTTCTTTCCTACTTTGGGCATATCTACCTCCTACCATTTAACCTTATCTGCCCAGTAAGCAGCAGACATTTTTCCTTTAGCGATATTCTTACCATGCCGTGCTTTAAATGACTTACGTCTGGCTTTCTCACTTGCAGACTTTGGACTCTTACCTGCTCCGCTGACTCCCTGTTGCCCAAACCGAATAGTTTTAATCTGGCTACCGGATTTAGCAACTACAACATGGGATTTCTTTGGATGACCGGGAGTGCGTTTAGGCTTGTTGTACCCACTGACTCCTGCCCTTTTAAGTCTACTGTCTTTTGAAGCCATAACTACCTCCAGTAAAGTGGCTCGTGGTCCTCTATAACAAGATACCACACGTGTCCAACTGTACAGCGGTACCTTTTTTCTTCCTTGGAATTATTTACATTCTTAGAAATACACACTTCACGGCACCCGGCGTAAGGACATTCCATCTCATAACGCATCCTCTCAGCGTTCATACTGTCCCTGTAGGCAACAACCATGACCTTTGCGGATAGATTTCCTTTAGCCTTCTGCCTTCTATTCTTGGAAACCTTGTAAGTAGAAAGCACATTCCTGTTCTTAGGCTGCAATCTTTTCTTGTGTTCCCTGTATCTCTGGACTTCCGGGTCCTCTGAGTAATCTGTCTTACCGCAAACAAGGCAAATCTTGCCGTCATAATTCTCTACAGTTGGTCCCAAACACTTAACACAATCGTTAATTTTCATAAGTAATACCATGCTAACATCTTTCGGGGAGAGCGGTAATCATGGCATGGTGACTGCCTCACCATATCGACCACCGTCCAGTACGTTGCCTGAACTAATCTGGTACCTCTCCCCTATGCTATAATCCTGCAGTCGAGAAACACCTCCGCATAAAAAAGCGTTTCTCTTCGGGTTAAGTCCTGTGGCTGGGGTCCTACAAACTGCTTACTTCTGCCCCGGTTACAGGACTTTAAATAAGAAAATAAAGAATCCCCCCTTAGGTCCCCCCTCCCTTAACAATCCCTCCCCCCTATTATCCCCCCAGAAACAAAAGAACAAAGGTTACATTGGTTACATAGGTAACCTAGGTTACAAAGAGAAACCTATGTTTAAGGAATCCTGTATTTAGGTATCCCTTTTTGTGAATCAATCTCCTTGCTTACGGCTGCGCTAAAAGACCCTTTTTAGCGAATTTAAATGTCTACGGGTATCCACCATAAACGCAATACAAAGACAAAGACTACCCCCACTAGTGACCCAGATAGCAACAGCTACAGCTACTGTTGCAGCTGTATCTGTCGGTCGGGCGAGCGGTCGGGTTGG